ACGCTCATCTGCCAATTAGCGCTTCCAGCCTTCAAATAAGAGGCTTTTTTCTTGTCCATGACATTTCCTGCCTCTAAGCCCCAAAGAGTCCTGTATGACGCTCCTATGCCCTCTGTGAAGGCACTAATGCCTGCCCTGTGAGTGTGACCACAGACCACAGACTTGCCGAACTTCTTAGCCAGCCCAAGAGCTGTAAGTCCAGCATTGGAGTTCATTGATCCTTCATCACCGTGGACTAAGACCCATCCCTTGTGAAACTCGAATGGTCTTTTATGGAAGCGGATTCCGAGTCCAGCGAAGTCCATAAACTTTGCGTACTCCAGTTCTGGTAATCCGATGAGGCTAGGTGCGCGTAATAGTGTGTGGTATAGGCGGTCTGTGTGATTGCTCCGAGTGACATCTGTTGTGCCGAGTTCATAGAGAATATTCTGCGCAAGGCTTCTGTCAGCATCTAGCGTACCTTCCCACTCAAGCTTGGTTCCCTGCGCCCAACGCGACTGGGATTGCATGTCCAACTCATCGCCTGTGTTTAGGATGAGGTCGAACTTCTCCCGCTTTACTAACTTGATTAGATTCTTTACAGCTGCTTCGTGATGGTACGGGATTTGAAGATCCGATATAACCAAGTATCGGCGTTTAGTCATCGTCCTCATCTTCATAATTGCCGAACTTCTCTGGATCGACAGGATCAGGCAATATCCAAGCAGGATAAGATTGAGGCTCAGTAATCATGAACATAGCTACATCTTCTTTGAAGCCTGCTCGCTTAAGACTACAGAAATACTCATATAAGCCAATGCAGTAAGCATCTAGCTTTGAGTAACCTTGTTCCTCTAATGCCTTAGTTGCTCTTCTTGCCATAGCAGAATGTTACCTGTCTAGTAAGATGTTGTAGATTTCATCGACTCGCGTGTTGAGTCTTTTAATCTCAGACAACAGATGAGTAATGACATAACCTGACAGGCCACCGACTATTGCCAGTGTGCCTAAGTAGAGCGTGAAGAAATCGGATTGTGTCACTTTTTAGGAGTCGCGTAACCAAAGACACCGGCAAGAACAGCCCACAGAACAGCGCGGTAATCTGCTGCAAAGTTAGATGCAGCCCAAGCTGATAGGAATGCTCCAGCAGTAAGGACATAAGGGTTCTTCATGTTCATTAGTTTCCGCCTAACATAGGTATCGAATAAAACTCACCCAGTAAGTCAGCTTCTTTCTTAAAGCTAACATGCATGTGGTGAGTGTGTTTGTTAGCCCCTGTGTAGTTGCGCCACTTCCAATTAAGGACGGGAGACGCAATCCTGCCGTTAAATATAATGTACGAGATGCGCTTTTCTGCCTTAGACTTGCAACTGATTCGAAGTTGATCTGCAAGGTCTGGCATGATATGCGGTTTGACTCCTGCACCGAATAAGTCTGCGTCAAGGTCAATGGCACGAACCCAGCCCTGCTCATCTGGATTATGATCAGACTTGCGAGAAGCGTGTCGGGTATCACCGACCCAACCATCCGATGCCCTATCGCGATCTGGGAAGGAATCATCTAACTGTTCCCTTAACTGGATAGCAGCTTTACTTAGATGGGGCTTCATCTAGAACCATTGGTGTGGATTGTTCCGCTTGTTGCTTGTCGTATTCTGACTTGAGCATTGAGGTTTGTGAGCCATCTTTATTGTCAATGATTACATACTCTTGCTCTTGACCTGCTAGACCTGCTAATTCAATTTTCATTTTACAACTCCGCACTAAAGCCAAGATAACCTGTGGCTGAATTATTGACGATAAGTGAATAAGGACGATACTGCGTTAAACCTGAAGCAACGCTTGCCTGTAAGCCGCCAACATTGCAGTTATAAAAAGCATTTGAGACAGAAGTAACGGCTGTAACTGTAACTCCATCATAAAGTCCAAGAGTAGAACTATCCAATGTAGTTGGTGCGGTTCGCATCTGAACAGGAAAAGGCACATTAACGATTGCTCTAGTTGTGCTATCGGCATTTCCGTTACCTATGAAACAGGTTGCATTAGAACCAGTAGAAGCAGCAGAAATACGATAGTAATAACGCTGGCACATAGCCAATTCAGATTGTGGGCTTCCACCGCTTGCAGTCTGGAATGGAGTTGCATAAGAGCCATATTCAACCTGCACTCCCCAAATGTCTATTGTTGCTGATTGAATACCAAGTGTGCCACTAGCTGTATCGTTTGTGCTGCCTGCAGATGTCCAAAGGTTTAATCTTAATGTAGAACCTGTACCTATAGTTTTACCACTAATAGATGGAACAGAAAATGTTTTAGAGTATCTCACCCATGCCGTAGTTATAGCTGTTTTTTGACCATTGACATTTACTGAGGCTGATCCACCAGACCCAAAAGTTTGTGAGACATTGATTCCAACGCTAGGTGTTCCTGTAGATGCTTTAGCATAAAATGAGACTGTTACTGTCTGGCCTGCAAAGGTACGTACATCTTCAATTCTTTGACTAATTCTAGCTTGAGCAGTTGTAAGAGTTTGTCCAGTTGTCACAATTCTTAAAAAGTTAGTTGCTTCATAACCTGCTTCAGGCGCAGCTCCAGGTGTAAATACCTGTGGTGTAAAGGTAACAGTGCCGTCTAGTACGCCAGTAAAGAATCTGTCGAAAGTAAAAGTCGCATCTGCAGTGACACTTGTAAAGGCTCTTTGATTGATTCCAAAGTCACCATTGATTATTTTATTTTTTCCTGCTTGGCCAAAGCCAGAGTTCCAGAGTGATGCATCGGCAGAATCGCCTAGTGTCTCGATGGCTGTTGCGCCATTTTTTACTAGATCGCTGGATGTGGGTACGACCCAAAGATAATTCGGGGTGGTAGTTGCCATGTTAGTTTAATACTCCTGTCGCGTTAGACCAGATAAGTGTAGCATTTACACCACTCCAGATTATTGAAGATGGAACGATTGTTTCCCACTGTGGCTGGACAATGGAGAAATCTGTAGCTGAGATAAATAAGGTGACATCTACATAGTTGGGAGTAGCCTTAAAGGTTATATCCTCGACAAAGCCGTCATAGGATCCACCAAAGAAGTTAGATGGCAGATTGTCAATATAGACAGGCTGACCAAAGAAGACCCCAATAAGGCTATCTCGCATGGCATCTGGCATGTCTGGGTTATCTAGTCTAAAGGTGATGGCTTCCAACTGGGCTCTAGGGTCTTTACGCAGGGCTAACTCGCGGGTAGCAATAGAAGTAATGTCAGTTAGACCCTTGATATTGGAGTCAGTTGATTTCTCAAATGTGCCGTATGTGGCAATAGAATCTGCATCGGATGTGGAGTAAGTAGAGCCATAACTAACCCCGTAGCGATAGATGAGCGAGTTACGCAAGCGAGCAGTCTGAGTAGTTGCCTTGATACTGCTAGGGGCTGTGTATGCCCCGTCTAAATTAGTAAAGCCATAGGTTGAAAGGTAGGTAGTGCGATGATCTGCATCATCATAATTAACATCACCAGTAGTGACATCTTCATAGATTTGACCTAGAGCAGAAGTGGCTATCTGATCTACTAAAGTGCTGGATTTAGCCGATGCAGAAGCTGCAAGATTGACCATGGTGTAGAAGCCAGAGTCGATAGTGCCGACATAACCAGCTTGAGCCCAAGTAACAGTCGGGGCATAAGCTGCCCAAGTAACTGTAGGAGATACCTCTGCCCAAGTGGTAGAAAGAGCTGCGCCAAGAATGGCTGCAATCTGTGCCCCATCTAATCCTTCTGCTAGGGCAGTGTTATAGACAGCCTTAGTTAATTTAGATAATGAGCCAATGCCTAAAATGCTTCCGTAAGTGACAAAGCCATTTTCTTCTGGGCTTCTGACTCCAATAGTAAAATCTGAGACCTCACCAGTAAAAACAGTGACATAAGTGCCAGAAGTGTTCTTTAATTGAAGAATGATTGGCTCAGTGATATTGATAGTAAAATCTGCACCTGTTGTATTGACTATCTCAGCTCTGCAATAACCAGCAGTGGGTTGTCTGTCAATATCTGTCCGACCAGTTGAAAGACTTACATTGGTGACTGTTGTATAAACATCATCCCCGACAGTGATTTGCCATTCTGGTAGCCAAGCCATTAGTAAGCCCCGCCACGCAAGGTTCCGCGATCTACTGCATCCTGAATAACTTGATTGACTGCCTCAGCAATGGCGTTAGGGTCTCCAATGCCAGTGTTAATAGTTATATCAAACTTAGATAAAGAGCCAGACTTCAAACTGGCTGCATCAACTTGATTTTGTCGCTCAATGAGAGCTGCCATAGCGTTAGCTCGTTCTGTTGCAGCAGCAGCAAACTCAAGGATTGCGGGCATTGAAACTCCGCTAGTAGGGATTGGTGCAACATAATCTCCGATTGGAATGCCTGCTGCATTTGTACCAGTTGCAGCACCAGCACCTGCTTGACCACTAGCAATAAGGGCAAGCAGTCTAAGAGCTTCAGTAAGGTTAGCCAGATTGATTAAGTCTTTAGGCAATAAAGAATCAAGAATCGACTTTATATCCGCTAGTTTGAGGCTTTGATTTTGTAGCGCTCCAAGAATAAGAAGGTCTTTGTTAAGTTTTTCAGTAGCTGCGGTAATGGCTTTTTCATCACCAGAAGCAATAGCAGCTTCTAAATCAAGGATGTCCTGCTTGATACGCAGACGAGCCAAGTCATTAGTAATGGCTAAGAGTTGAGCCTGAGAAGTTACTTTACCTAATTGCTCAGCTTGGTTAATCATTGCTGCGTTTAACTGGATAGCATCTAGGTTAAATAGATCAGTGCCCTTATTGAGAGCTAGGTTAGCCTTATCAAGGATTGCCTGAGATTTTTTCTCTTTTGTAATCTTCGCCTGAGCTGTGGCTTGAGCTTGAGTCTGCTTAGTTATTGCCTTAGCAGTGCTGACTTGCCCAGAGACAGTCATGGAAATGTTTCCCATGCCCCCTGGAATAATGCCTTGCTTGAACAGGCTCTTATCTAGCAGTTTGTTTAATTGACCTAAAAGAAAAATTGTTCCAACTACTGCTGTAGTAATAGGGGCAAAGGCAGCAGCGACTGCAATTCCAATAACCACAAAGAGTGGCTTTAATTCTTTAAGTTTCTCAATCAATCCACCAACATTTTTAAGAGTGTCAGCAATGCCTGTAGCCAGCTTCTCAATTCCCGCTGCTGCTCCAGAAGATGAACCAGTGCCACCAATAGAAGTTAATGCATCTAATAGACCTGTACCAATTATCTCTTTGGCATTATTAGCAGCTACTGCAAGTTTATCTATCGAACCTTGATAACCACTTGCTGCTGCTGTAGCAGAACCGGCAAAGGTGACAGATAACTGATCTGTAATCTCCTTGAAAGACTTAGTCTTAAGGTCTGCCTTAGATATACCTACACCTAATTTAGACAGTGCAGTGTTATTTCCTAAATATGCCTTACTTAATGCTTTTGAAACTGCTTGTAAGTCAAGCCCATTGGCTGCACTGACATCCATAGCAATGCCCATGAGTCTTTGAGACTCTGCAGTGTCGCGTGTAGCAACTGCCAAAATCTGATAGGCAGGGCGCAACTTATCATCGAGTACACCGAACTCAGTTTGAAGGCGTTGGATGTAACCTTCTGAAGTAGCGGCATCCCGACCTAAGCCAACATTGTTAAGAGCTATAGATAATTGCTTTTGAGCATTTAGATCAGCAGCAGCCGCTTTTATTGAAGCCTTACTGTATGCAAGAATCGCTGCTGTGCCTAAAGTACGAGTAAGAGTTCTGCCAAGATTTTGAGCTGATTTCTCTAGTTTCTGTGTAGCCTTTTCAGCATTGCTAAAGGCTTTTTTGCCAGTGAACTCCGCTGCGACATCAATCAAAATAGTCATGCTGTTGCCTTCTTAAAGTCGCTGTTGGCTTTTTCAATGGCTCTTAGGACACCATCTCTAGCAGCGCCTCTATCTTCGTCATATGCACGAAAGAGAACAGTGCCTTGTTCTTTGCCTTGACCCTTAAACTCTGATGCATACTTGCTTCTTTGATTCTTTACAAATTGGCTGTTAGGAGTCTTGCGCCCCATAGTTTCATATATTGCACCAGCTGCAGTTTTATTTAATAAACGCGCTAATGATCTAAATCCTCTGGAGTTAGCCTTAGATGGAGTGGTCTTATATGAGATGCCTGATTTAACAGAGCGTGAATCAAAGAGTGGAAACTTGCCAGTGTAATTATCTCGACTGCGCCATCCGCTAAGGATTGAGCCGTTGTCTGGAACATACCCTCTAGCGACCTTTACAACAGGTTTTAAAGCTGTTGCAATCTCTTTTGGCATCTGCTTAGCCAAGTCAGGCGTATAGGCGCGTAGAGCTTTACGGAGTTCAATACCGCCCTTTACGCTTACTGGCATCCTGAATCTCCTTTGCTTCATCTTTGAGACCCTGCAACAAGGCTTTAAGCATTATTGGGTCTAACTCTAACAACTGCTGTGGCGCGATTCCCAACCTAATGCTCAAGCGAGCTATTAGATAGGTGAATGGATAATCGCGCTTTAAGCTAAAGGGTCTGAGTCTAATACCTCAACACTCTTAAGTGTCTCAATAAACTCAATCCCGAATGGCTTGACAGTTTCACCTGATCTGCGTGTGACTTCCCATGCTAACCAATAAACATCCGTCTGCTTTTCTTCTTCTCGAAAAGCGCGATGGAAACCCTTTTTAGCGAATAACTCAAATGAATACTCCACTGCTGGAGTAATCTCACCCTCGATTACGCTTCCGTCTGTTCGAACTATCTTTAGTCTTGCCATGAGCTGCCCCTTTGTTTAGTTTGTTATGACCAAGTACCAGTTGATGCAGTTGTAGTCTTGCTATTAGCTGTGAAAGTAATGTCAATCATTCCTTCATCGCCTACTGCGCCGTTGATGTCTGTTAGGTTATCAACAAAAATTGTACCTGAGTACAGAAGGTTTGTAGCTGATACAGCAGCAGAAGAATCTTGAATTGCCTGCCATGCAACAGTTGTACCAAAAGCAGCTTGGAGTGTTGCAAGAACATTCGATGCTGCTGTGTCGTTTAGGAATGAAACTGTGATTGTGTCTGCTGCTAGGCCTGCAACAAACTTATGAGCTGTATCGCCCATTGCTGTTACTTCTAGAGCATCTACTTGACGATTAAGAGTGAATGCAGTTACATGGTCTGAAAGATTGATTGTGGCAACCTTAAAGCCTACTTTATTGTTTAAGAAAATTGCCATTGATTATTCCTCATCTTTCTTGGTTGATACTGGCTTTGGTGCTGGTTCGCTGACTTGACCAATCTTCTTCAAGAAGGCCAAATCCTCTGGTGTTAGTGACATGTTAGCTCCAACTTGTTAGGATTGATACGGACATCTCGCAACTGAGTAGGTCTCCCGAAGCAGCATTGAGAACACTAGGCGCACTTATAGTGCCTACATTATAGGTCAAAGAAGATGCAGCGAGTTTGTTAAACACTCCAACTACGAAATCTTCTATGCCGTTTAGGTTGCCTTCATTGTCAAATAAAGGTGTAGTAATAACAATCTTGAAATTAGCCAATGGGCTTACTGTGTTGCGAGCATTATTGCTAGGAGTCAGATAAGGATCATCAGGGCTAACAATGACTGAGTTAGCCAATACTGTGGCAGGCGGGAATGCGAAGGTTTGCCATTTTGTGTTATCGACTAGAGCTGTGGCTAATGTCGTTCTAAGAGTAGTGAGAGCAACTGGCATTATCCCACCATCGAGCGTGGGTCTAGTGCGTGGGCTATCAATCCTCGCACCTTAGCGAGAAGCTGTGCGCTCATTCGGTAAGGGGAAGGCTGGAAATCGACAAGGTTAGAACCTGAAAGGGTAGCGGTTCTGGCCTGCCAGATTTCTGTGCTTACCATGACGGCAGCATTTTGAACAGCAGCGTCTAAAGTCCAGTCAGTTGTAATATCGCCAGTAACTAAACCAGCAGGAAAAATTGTGTTCTTATCTATTGCACTTGCAGCACTTATTGTGTATGTAATTGAATAATCACTTATTGCTGTTATTGTTTTTGTGCCATTCCAAGCTGAACCACAATTAGTAATAACTACTGAATCTCCAACAATAAATTCATGTATATCATCAAAATAAAGGGTGGCAGTTGTTGTTGTCTTAGAATGAGCTGTTGCAAAAGCTGTTTTAACTGCAAGCATTGGAAGTAGGACTGCATCTGCTGCGTCACACACTTCTTGAATTGTCGCGTCTGAATATAATGAGCCTACGCCAAGTACGCTTTTAAGCTCGGCTACTGTGCAGAGTGACATTCCCATTCCTTTCTAAAGACTCTGAGGGGTAGAGGGCTACTACCCCTCAGAGCGAGTTAGTGTTCCTTACTTATTAAGTAAGGTTAAAGCGGCGTACGCCTTTACCTGATTTGCCAACGTAAATTGCAAGATAACCATATAGTGCAATCTGGATTTGACCAGTCCCAAGTAAATTAACGCGAAGTTCGGTTGTTGGTGATTCCCATGTATAAACAGAACCTGGAGCAACTAGGAACATTGAATCATCAATGACGCCTGCAGTTGTGATGTTGTGATCCACAATGAGGTCTGTACCAAGTACGTTTCCAACATTTGATCCAACTGAAACTGCACCTGATGCGTTCTGTGGTTGTGCAGCTGCGTATAAAGGACGCTTGTTGTCATCTGTGTAACCCATTAAGGCTGCCCAAACATCAGTTGATGCTACTAGCTTGCTGGCGTACTCGCCGCCAGTTCCCTTGTATGCTGCTGCTGATTCAGTTGCAATAAATGACTGAACTCCTGCTGCTGTTGCAGCTGTTGTTGCAGCTGCTGTTCCTGAAGTTCCAAACGCAGAAATAAGCGCTGTATCTGTCGCCTTTTCGTATGCCTTGCGAAGTTCTGCCATAAGAACTTCCATGAACGCAGGAGAACTTCTGTCAATGAGCTCAAAAGATACCTCGTTGAGGCCACTGTACTTCTGAATCGAAATCGTATCATAGGCGCTTGTCGTTCCAGTTTCTGATGTTGCTGCGCCTTCATTAACTGCTGCAACTGTTGGTGCAGTGTTAGCTGATGAAGCGTTTGTGTAAAGGCGTGGAATGGTAAATGACATTCCTGTGATTCCTGCAAGTGATCCGCGAGTTACAGCATTGAACGCTGGGCGTCCTGAGAATGTATCTGTTAAGAATGTGTTGAGGTGTGAAGGTAATGTCAAGCCTGTGTTTGTTGAAGTTGAATCATCTGCTGCAAGAACTGTGCGACGCGCTGCATCGTCACCCATTGCTGCTTTGATGTTTGCTTCTAGATATTGTGCTGATGAAATTGGTGCAATGCGCTGTCGCACATTAGTAACTGCAACTGTTGGGCGAGCCGCTTCTACTGCTGCCGCTTCAACTGCTGGAGCTTCTGCCTGAGTGGTTTCTTCCACAATTGGCTCGCTTTCTGGTTGTGTTGGTTCAGCAGGGATTATTTCCTCTGCTGCAATCTCAAGTACCTGAGCAGACTTAAATGCTGGCTCTGTAACTAGAGAAACTTCTTTGAGTCGTGCTGATGAAACAACAATGTGTCCATCGCGTGAAGGCTTTGATGCAATTACTTCTGCACCAACAGAAAGACCAGAAACCAATCCCTCTTGTGCTTGAATTAGTGCATCATTGCCACCTGTTGATCGTGAAAGCTTAAATGTTGCATAGATGCCGTCTTGACGGACTTCAGCAGAAATCATGCGTCCTACTGGCTTTTTCATATCGTGTTGAGATAACAATTTAATTTTTGTTGGGTCTGCAATTTCAATTGACCCAGCTTCAAATACCACGCCACCCATATTAGTATTGCCAATTTCGCCCGTTCCCATAGGCACAATTTTGCCTGAGATTTCTCTGCGATCTTCGTTGCATTCAATTGATGATGCTTCGATAATTAGTTGATCCATTATAGACCTTCACTTCCGTTTGGTGTTAAATCTGTCATTGCCATTGCTTGTTCAGTTGTGATTAAGCCAAGAGTTAAGAGTTTCTCAAGTACCTGAATCTCAACTAATGGGTCTTGCTTTAAAAATGTGTCTGAAACACAAAATTTGACTTCGTGTCCTGAAGTTGAGACATCATCCATTGAAAGACGAGACTGAATCGCTTGGATATAAGGCTCAATAGACAGCGCATAAAATTGCTTGCGCTCATCTTGGACATTGGCATAAGTCATAGTTGTGTTCATGTCACTTGACAAATAATAGGCTGGCACATTCATTGTGCGAGCAATTTGTGTTGAAAGATTTTGAATAGCATCGTTATACATCATGTCTTTAGGACTAAATGAGACCGCGTTATATTCAAGAGTAGAGGTTAAATAGCGAGTGGAGTTTGTTTGTGCGCCACGTTTCCATGCAGATAATAATCCTTGCACTTCAGTAGGTGGTAAGTCTGCACCGTTGTTGCGGATATATCCAGCAGGCTGTGGTTGTGCAGAATTAACTGCTGCTGCGCGTTCTACATCGATAGCTGCTTGAATTGTGCGACTTCCGCGATCTAATACGCCTTCATCAAATCCTTGTATGGTGACAATGTCATTCATGTCAATTGGTTTCAAATCCATGTAATACTGTGTGACCATAATGCCCTCAAGGTCTGTGGTAAAAGTAATGCGAGAATTGGCAACCCATTCAAATGAAGCTGGACGGCCATCTTCGGAATAACGCTCGGTAATTAAAAGATAAGCCACACCATAAAATAGGAGACTATCCACACACCAAGTCAGGGTGACAAATGATGGCTGATTTTTTGAAAGTTGCTTGATCCAGCGAGGAGCACCAATTACTTCTCCAGTTGAAGTTTTGTAATACTCTAAAGGAATTGATGCAACTGTTCCACAAATTAAATTACGAGCTCTTGCAACACTAGGAACTGACATAGCATCGTGACGTGAAACGCGAGCAAAAATTGCATTGTAAAGACTGGGCATATTTTCGCCCATGACTTGCGGTGCATATTGCGCTTCGACAACTTGTGACTTACGCGAAAAGATACCCATAGACATAAATGGTAGCACATGTCAAGTATTTGACATACCACCTAAGGTGTGTCTAGGTGTAAATCTGAGGTTTAGGTGCTGGGAGCATTAACTTGCTTACAGTCATTGCAACTCCAATAATGGCACTTATATCGCCTGCGGATTTGCGCTTTATGATTCTCCAAGCTGAGTCATTGACCTTAGCTGCGCAATTATTGAATTGCTGGACTAATTCTGCCTGACCATTATGAACAACCTTATGCGTCACCAATCCAGTCAATAGATCACCACATGCCTGATAGAACTGCTGGCCTGAAACATCCTCGGTCATAACTCCAGCCTGCTTTAATCTATCGGCTATAGATTGGGTCGCATACTTGTCGTAGCAGACTAGGCGCGGTCTGTAAAGGTCACACCAGCCTTTAATGGCAGCTGCAATCTTTAAATCATCAACTGCAACTTGAGAAGTCCAAGTCTCCATAATTCCGATGCCAATCCTTCCATCTGGAAGTAATTGTCCAGCGACTAAAGATGCGTTCCTTCTCGAAGGACTGACATCGAAACCAAATATAGTATAAGCCCCAACTGCTAGTTCTAGGGTGTTATCGCTAGTCTCCTCAAGTACGCCATGAGGCCACGGACTTTGCAGCGAATCAATCCATTGGCACAAAGTCTCGGTGCGAGTAGTCTCAATCGGAGCAGTAGCAATAGCTTCCTCGATTGATTCTTTAGTGACTGTGTAACCAAGTGCAGGATTACTTGGTGCTACAGCGTCACGCCAAAAGGCTTCTGATCTAATGTCTATCTTGCAATACTGTGGGGCAGAATACTCATAGTAACCAAAGGTCTCTGGCGGGTAATCTTTGGCGCGTTCGACCAAATTATTTAAAACTGTTGAGAATGCATCGCCTGCATTGCTGGTTAAAAATGTCTGAGCATTAGCTCTAGCGCGAGTCGTAGGTATTGCAGCCTTATAGCCGTCCTCGGATATTTCACGCACTTCATCAATCCATAAGAAGTCAGCTGTGCGACCACGAGCTGAGTCGCGGGTATCTGATACTAGGTCAAGGGTTGCACCATTGAGCAGCTCTATTCGTTCCCCACCATTGGCATAACGCACTGCCTTAGTCATTGCCTTTAACTCTGGAGTTGATTCTATGATCCATGCGATTTCTCTAAAGGTCATGAGGGCAGTTGCTCGGTTAGAGGACATGATGATGTGCTTCTTCTCGTTGCCATAGAACATGCCCCAAATAACCCTGACACGACCTAGATGACTTTTGCCATTTTGTCTCGAAATAAGCAATAGGGCAGTTTTAACGCGGTATTGCTCTTTCTTATCCACCATCATCATCTGTTTAAGGATGAACTCCTGATAAGGCATGAGTTTGTCCATCTTCAGACGCTCAATCATTTCTAAAACTTCTCCAGAGCGTGATTTGCCTTTGAGAAGTGGGCTATGAACCCTCGGTTGCGTTGCCCCTCGTAGCGGTGGTTTAGCTTTGGTCTTAGTTGTCATTGACTCGGACTAGGTTTGAGCGTAAAAGGACTGTCCGGCATCGGTTTGGACTGCATCGGGGATATATTGCCTGAAAAGACAGGGGGGGTAGAGCGTTGTGCTAAAAAAACCCCTTCTGACTTAGATGATTTAAGTTGGTTGCACGGGGCACAGCAGGCGACGAGATTTTCCATGTCATGTGTTCCCCCGCTTTTTCTTGGAATGACATGATCAACCTGATTAGCTTCTTGACCACAATAGGCACAGATGTAACCATCACGCTTTAATACTCTAAGCCTCTGGTCTTTCCACTTCTGTAAGCCAAGCTCTCTATGGCTTGCATCTCTTAGTGCCACCCTTTAGTTCTCCAATGATCTAATGCAATGCAAGGCTCACCATATCTGTTACCAATATAGTCAAGCCCCCATCGTACCTGAGACCAACCATCTTGGGTTGCAAGCCATTCACTTCTACCTTGAGGAATACCATTATGACTACCATTCTTTGCTAATGGATTCCATGCTGATTCTTTACCATACAGCTTCAATAAGCAGCCATACTCTTTATAGTTAAAGTCTAATAGATATAACGCATAAGTCTTATAGTCTATGTATTCTTTTTGTTGCACTGATTCAGAGCTACCTGCTCTAGGCACTAGCAATAGAGCTATCCCAATAGCTACTAGCACCCCGCAAGCTACGCCCCGAAGGGGCTTGCGGTGAGCCTTTGAAAGGCTCTGCGCCGTTAGCGTACCATGCGTGTCAATGATGTGCATAACTCGTGTCCTAACTAAGCGTGAAGTGAAGTTCTGCCCCTACTTATCCACAGGTGTTAATAACTTATTTATCTTTGCCCCATCCAGTACCTTTGAAGATTGCCCCTACTGGGCTAATTAACTTGATCATAGGTTCATTGCAATAAGTGCATAGAACTGTGGGTTTATCGTGCCAGCCATGATGCAGTTCATTCTTTAATCCGCATCTTCCGCATTTGTAATCGTAGGCTGGCATGTTTTACATTCCCCAATCATCCATGATCCACAGCCATCACATCTAACAATGTCTGCTTCAGTCGGTTTAGTGTTCAAGTGACCATACTTTAATTCTAGAAGTGGAAGCAAGTCTTGGAGCTGGATGATGCAGGCATACTCCGCTGCATTTTCTCCCTGCCCGTTGAGACGCAAGACTGCAAAGCCTAATTCCCCCGAAAGAGCTGTGCGCTTACGAATCTGCTCCAAGACTGCTTTTGGTTGAAATCCAGCCCTCGCCTTGACTTCACAGTCAAAGGGTACAGACTGAATATCTTTACCATTCCCCCTTCCCACACTAGCGAATGGCCAGACAGTCGATAGGTACTGTGCGACCACCCGCTCTGTGCGGAAACCTCTGTGTTTCCTATGCTGACTAATGAGATAAACCAGCCATGTAACCCATTGCAACACCGCCAATGAATAGAGCTAGTGTCAATACCATAAGTAGCGTTTCCTTATCCATTGACTGCCTTGCATTTATTACATGACCAAGTGCCAGCAACTACTACGCCTTCAACAATTCTTGCAGTGATCGTGATGTCAGAAGCTAATGTCGGCTCATTGCATAGTTGGCAATTAACTGTGTCAATCATAGGCACATCTTCCACATTAACCCAGCCGTCAGCTGTGTGAAACTCTGCAAACCCCATTATACCCTCGCCTTCTGTGGTTCCCATTTACCACTGCTCGATAAGTTATACCAATGCGTTGGACACTTATCCATCCCACCACTTTGACCCTTGGTGGCACAGAAGAATCCTGCCCAATCTTTACCAGTCTTAGCAGAATGACCAATGCGCCATTCCATGTGTCCATGATTGCAACTAGGTGCATCCATAGCTTCAGCAGTACCTAGAATCTCTGTCACTGTTGCCATTGCTGACTCGAGTGTTACTGGAGCTAGTGTGGTCTTGACAGATGATCCAATAGCCGTAGTCCAGTAATCAGTGTCACCCTCTTTGATATCCTGTGGTGCTGGCTTTACTTCTTGCTTGACTACTTTAAGAGCAGGATGATTAGGTGCAACCTGTGCCATTTCCTCGCGACTAGGTCGCTTGCCTTTAGCTGATAATCCTAAGTTAGCCAAAGCTCTTCCTATGCTGCTTGTCTCCGCATTGTTTATCCAGAACTGGGCATCGACTCCACGATCCTTGCGAGCCCCATCTGCATAGCCTGTTGCATCTGGCATGGTCTTAACTGAATCTTTGTAGATATAAGCCTTAAAGATACACAGGCCTTTCTCCATGTCAATCAATTCCATCTCAGTGACAATCCTGCCATCTTTGTATTCTGCATAGAATTGATGGATGCGACTATCGACTGTCTCATACTCCGAAAGATTAAACATTCTTTGACTCCCAAGCTATGTTGAAGTGGTATGTGTATTTCAAGAAATCAAAGGATAATCTGAAGAAACACCATTTCTTGCTATACCCAATGTTTAGCCCAACAGATAATTCATTTTTATGTTTATCAGAAGTAAAGTCAGCCTTAAACATATAGTTCATTCTCCTCTGTGGCTAGTTGCCCCATTAAAGCAATATAGGCTGCTCCATCGATGTAATTATCTGGCTTATCGACTGAACCCGTACTGGCTCTGGCAATCTTGATGAGCGCGAGTATTGCACAGACTTGATAGTCCTCCACTGGGTGCTGTAAGTATGCACTGACGAGCATTGCTGCGTGTTGCATGTTATCCGCTGGATGGCCGTAGTCGTTGAGACCACGATCTTGAATGATGTCGGTTGCACTCTGTAGAATCTCCTGATACTTCATTCTGACCAGAACTCTGAGCGATTCACAGCTCTGCCTTTGTGCCAGCCATCGCGATGGCCACGATCATAGGCTTCTTTGTAGGATGTAATTGCCATTACTATAAAGCTGATACCTGCCCCCATAAGGCAGATAATCAACAACTTCTCATTGTTTGTCATTCTGTACCTATCTGTGCCAATGCCCTTGATTGGCTACAGGATTAGTGTTGCATAGAGTCCAGACTAATTAACGGACATTTAGATAACGAAACGATAACGATTTAGGCGTACAATTTCCCGTACAATGTGAATGACCCATCCTTATTAATAGGCACTAGCATCGGACTTACGCGGTCTCCATGCGTTTCTATAACTGCAACGCTCATCTGCCAATTAGCGCTTCCAGCCTTCAAATAAGAGGCTTTTTTCTTGTCCATGACATTTCCTGCCTCTAAGCCCCACAAAGTCCTGTATGAGGCTCCTATGCCCTCTGTGAAGGCACTAATGCCTGCCCTGTGCGTGTGACCACAGACGACAGACTTGCCGAACTTCTTAGCCAGCCCAAGAGCTGTGAGTCCAGCATTGGAGTTCATTGATCCTTCATCGCCATGAACTAAGACCCATCCCTTGTGAAACTCGAATGGTCTTTTATGGAAGCGGATTCCGAGTCCAGCGAAGTCCATAAACTTTGCGTATTCCAGTTCTGGTAATCCGATGAGGCTAGGTGCGCGTAATAGTGTGTGGTATAGGCGGTCTGTGTGATTGCTCCGAGTGACATCTGTTGTGCCGAGTTCATAGAGAATAT